CCGAACTGCCGCTCCAGCTCGCCCAGCATGATCTTCTGCGCACCGGCAGCGTTGCCGGAGGCGACCATCGCCTTGATGGACTCCTGCTGGTCGGCGGTGAACTGGATGCCCGCGCGGCTCAGCGCCTTCAGGCCCTTCACGGGGTCGTTGAGCGCCTTGCCGAGCATGATCGCCGCTGACTGGAGGTCGGTGCCCATGCGCGCGGAGATGTCGACGACCGACTGCTCCGCCCGGTCGAACACCTCGCCCTGCACCTTGCCGAAAGTCAGCAGGTTGGCGGTGACCGACTTCATGATGTCGTCGTCGTCGAAGTTGGACGTGTCCTGCAGCTTGCTTGCGAGATCGGAGAGCTGATCCGCGGTGCGGCCCGCGACCGGCCCCATGCTCGCGAGCGCGGCGTTCACCTGCGCCATCGCCTGCTGGCTCTCGACCGCAGCAGGGATTGCGGCGCTGACCAGGGCGGTGAACGGCGCGGTAATCCCGACGGTCATCACCGCACCGACCTTGGCCATGTTGGCGCCGACGGTTGCGAACTGCTTCTGCGTCACCGCCAGCTGCTTCCGCGCAGCTTCGATGCCTGACATGAAGCTGGCGCTCTCCAGCGTCAGGCTGGCAAACATGTTCCCGAACGACAGAGCCATCTAGTCCTCCATCTTCGGGCCACCATTGTGGCCGATGCGACCGCGGCGGACGCGGGCGGCGCGTTTTGCGGCGCGCGTGACGCCGCGCGACAGCGTGTCGAGCACGATCTCTATCAACTTGGCCTGCATGCGGTCGAAAGCCGGGCGAGCCCAAGGCTTCGCACCCATCCGAGCCGTCCCCCATTCGAGGAAGGCGCCCCAGAACGCACGACCAGTGGTGACTTGGAACCGGATCATGAAGGGCTTGGTCGCCTTCACCCGCTTTACGCGGAGGTTATCGCGTAGATGACCATAGTCTGTGCGCCGTACTTGGCCGCCGGTTGCCGTAAAAACCTTCAGCGTCGGCCCCTTGGGGTTGTACGGAGCGGCGTCTATCAACTCGGTTCGGAGTGCCTTACTCGCCCCTCGCAATGCAGCAGCGCCGAGTTTACCGGCGATGTCAGTGCCGAGAGCCGCGAGTTTGGCGTCTAGCTCGGCCGCCCCATGAAGCTTCATGCGGATCGGCTGGCGGCTCACTCCATGTCTTCCGTAGCAGCGGCGATCGCTTTCAGCCGGTCCAGCATGGCGGAACTCCCGGCACGACGTCGGCGACGTGGCAGATAATGCTCTAGCGGCTCGATCGTCTTGGCGCGGGTGAAGCTCGCGGTGGCGTGAGCGGCAGCGAGGTCTCCCTCCGCATTCCGACGCATCCGTGCCAGCGCGCCGTTCATCGCCGACGCGAACGAGGCCGGCGTCTGCCGCCAGAAGGCGTCAGGATCATACCCCACGCTGCACCATTCCTGGTGCAGACGCATCGGCGTCAGCGGCTCGTCGGAGCCTTCCTCGGAGGGCGCGAGCCGGCGTCGCCTGGCGCCTCCGCCCCCTTCGTGGCGAGCTTGAAGCACTCGCCGAGCGCCACACCGACGGCCGCGCCGCTGCGGACGACCAGCCCCAACGCTTGGTCCAGCGTCAGCTCGGGATGCGCCGGCTGCGCGAAGGCCCACACCAGCGTCGCCATACCTGACAGCTTCGGCTTGCCGGCACCGAACGACGTGACGACGTCGACCTGCGTGTCCTCTGCCAGAGCGATCGTGCGATAGTTCATCGCCAGCTCGATCGTCTCGTCGTCAACGACGAGGGTCGACCTGGCATCGATCGGCGCGACCATCAGGCGTCCTTCGCCAGCGTCATCGGCGTCACCGGCTTCATGGTGATGGTGAAGCGGCGCTTCTCCTCCATCGGGTTGGTCCGCTTGAGGCTGGAGAACAGCCCTCGCCCCGTTGCGCGCCACGTCTCAGCGTTCTGCTTGAGGACGATCTGATAGGCGAGGCTGCCGCCCGCCGCCTCCATCGCGAGGAGCGTCGCCTCCCCGGTCGAACCGATGACGTAGTTGCCGCTGATCTCGATCTCCGAGCCGTCGCGACGCTTGTTCTTCTTCCACTCCTTGAAGAGACCGCTCTTCATGTGGGTGGTCTCGTAGAGCGACTGCTCGCCCGACGGCAGGTCGGGCAGCTCGTCGATCTCGAGTTCGCCTGTCCACGTCGTCTCGTCGAGGCTCACGAAGAGTTCGGTCTCGTCGCCGTTGGTGGCGCTCGACAGCTCGGTGGCTGCCGGGATCGGGGGCACTGCCATGTCAGTTCTCCAGTTGGTGAGGCATGACGGCCTCGATCATGTCTCGAAAGACGAAGTCGGTGTCGGTCTCTTCGCTCATGTCGACGATCCGCATCTGCTGAGCGCGGCCGAACCGGACGCCGGCCACCAATTCAGCCGGCTGGATCACGCTCAGCACGGCGTCGCGCAGCTGCTCGACCCGCCCCGCGTCGAGCGCGAACACGTCGAACTGCACACGCGGGCGTCGGAGGCCATCGGTGCCGGTCATGTACCGGCCGATCTCATCCGATGCGGTTGTGAGCACCACCGCGGGATAGGTGCCCTCAGGGCGTCGCGACCACTCGACGGGGACGCCCGCGAGGTCCGGGGCAGCCTTGAGCCGCTCCCGGAGGGCTGTCTTGAAACTCACGCGACAGCCCCGCCGCGGGCGAGAGCGATGATCTCGATGCCCTGCCGCCGCCCGATCTCGACGGCTGACTTGATGTCCCAAACTTGCCCGCCCGGCTCGGCAGGGTAACGAACGCGGAAGCCGCCGGCGGTAATTGCCGCTAGGTTTGGCGCCCATGGGATACGGAAGGTGGCTGGTAGCTGGGCCTCGCGGCCCATCTGCTCGCGCGCCTCGCGCCCGGCGGACGGAATATACTGGGCCGGCACCTTGGCGAGCGTCGCCCAAGCCTCGGTTTCGTTGTAGCCGTCATCGGCAGGGCTGGCCTGTTCGATTAGGATCAGGCGGTCGAACTTGCCCGCGCGCATCAGCCGATCACCGGCATGCGATAGGGGCGGCACAGGTTCTCGACAGCGCCGGTGTCGGCAACGATGGTGCCGGTGATCGTCGTCTCACGGTTTGCGTAGAGATTGCCGACGATCAGGAGCATGGCGGCTTTCAGCGAGAACGGGACGCCGGTGACGGTCACCGCGATCGGTCCGACGGCGTCGGTCGGCCACTGCGCGCCGGCGGGCGGCAGCACCCGCGCCGGCTTTACCGCGCGCCACACCCGCGCCGTGGTGATCTGCACCGGGTCGCCCGCGGCGTTCAGGTAATCGATCCGCACCTCGGGCTCGTCGCCATCGGGGAACGCCAGTAGGCTGCTGATCCGGTCGAAGCCGGAGAACGTCTGCGTCACCGCATCCTCGTCGAACGAGAGGCCGGTGTAGCTCTCCACCCATTCGCGCGCCGCGACGCCCATGCCGATCAGCATGTCGTCCTGGTCGTCACGAACGATGTCGAGATGCTGGACGATCTCCTCTATCGACAGAGGTTCTGCCATGGCTCACCTCCATCGATAGAGGGGGATCGCCGCTGGCCAGGGGGCAGCCAGCGGCGAAGGGGTCAGCCCTTGCGGGCGGGACTGCGGCGTCCGGCGATGCGGCTGTCGCTCACTTCGCTGTTCGTCAGCGCGGGGACGAAGGTTGCTCCATCGTCGGCAGGACGTTGTCCGAAGGTGTGCTCGACGGCCGCCGCGCGCTCCATCGGCACCTCGCCCTTCCGCGCGAGTGCGCCGGTGGCGACGAGCGGCGCCGCGTCGACTTCCGTCATTTCGCGCGTGTCGCCGCGCTCATAGTCCTTGCCGTCGCCGTGCATGGCGCGGTGGACGGTGTACTGGTGCTTGTCCGACATTGATCGGTACTCCCGTTGGCGCGGGCGGACGCGAACGCCCGCCCGCTGCGGCATCGTCACGCCGGGTTGAACGGCCCGTCGACGAAAGCTTCCGGCCGGTAGACCGTCAGGGCGAGGCGCTCCTCGGCGAGGATCGTCACCATGTTGCGCCGGAAGTTGTCGCCGTCCTCGGTCGAGACGAGCACGCCGGACTGCTCGCGATCGAACAGCTGCGCGCCCATCTTCCAGGCGCCAACCGTGAACTCGCCGACGGTCTGCGCCATCGACGCCACCACCGGCAGCCCCCACAGCGTCGGCGCGATGCCGCCCTGCGGATTGCCGATGATGTAGCGACCCTCGCTGTCCTTGGTCAGCTCGATCTCCGCCCAGTCGATCGGGTGGAGAACCTGGCCATCGGCCGGGTACAGCGCGAGCGCGACCTGCAGCTGCGCGATGCGCAGCTTGTCGATCTTGGTCGCGCCGGTCGGCGCGGTGAAGCCGGCGGGCACCGCGTAGTCTGCCGCCTGCGGCTTGATGCCGGCGAGGTTCTGGCCGGTGCCGTCGCCCTTCAGCAGCTGCACGTCTTCGACGAAGGCGAGGCCGTAGCGCAGACGGTTGTCGATCATGGAGCGCAGGCCCGGCGCGTCCGACAGGATCTCGGACGACGCGAGGAACCAGTGCGCGATCTTGCGCACCGGCGCGTTCTTCAGGTCCAGCTTGAGGGTCGACTCCGGCTTGAGCGTTCCCTCCGCCACCATCCCGGCGTTGTTGGTGAAGCCCGTCTCCTGGACGTATTCGATCGAGCTCGAGGCGGTGGTGCCCGGCGCGATGAGGCCGCGGATGGTCAGCTGCCGATCGGGCAGCATCATCATCGGCGACTGCACCCGCTCGGCGCGAACCAGATCGCCGGCCGATCCGTTGGCATCGGTCGTCAGGCTGGTGATGGCCTTGACGTCGATGCCGACGTTCTGGCCCTGGCGCGCACCGTTGGCGAACGCGGCCTTGTACTGGTCGCTCTCGACGTACTGCTCGCCAATCGACTTCTCCCGCTCCGGCTGCCCGCCGCCGCGGCGAGCGAGCTTCTGCTCGGCGTCGTCGAGGCGAGCCTTCGTCTCGTTCATGGCGGTCAGCGCGCCGTCGATCTTCTCCTTGTAGCCGGCGGGCAGGATCTCGCCGGCGTTGACCTTGCCGAGCGCCTGCTCCGCGAGGCCCTTCACCTCGTCGAAGCGGCGATCGAAGGCGGCCTTCGTCTCAATGGCCACCTGCTCGACGGTCTTGGTCTCGGGATGACCGTCCGGCGCGCGCATGTATCGGCCGCGAGCGCGCTCGGCAGGGGTCATCACTCCGATCAGCGCAGCGGCGCCGACCAGCATCTTGTGCTTACGCATGGGATTGGTCTCCAGTTACGCGGCGCTGTCGCCGGTTTCGTCGATGATCGGCGCGTCGCGCATTGCTGCCCAGAACGCTGCCATGGGATCCGCGGCGACCTCGGGTTCCCCCCGAAGATGCGGCGCGCAGACCGACGCGAGCGCGACGGCCTTGCTCTTCGTGAAGCCGCCTGCATCCCGCAGGAACTCCTCGAACTCTCGAACGGAGGGCAGATTGCCGCTCTCCAGGATGTCCTTGACCCGCGTGACGAGCGCCCGCTCGTTCATCGGGATGGCAACGAGCGACGCTTCGTGCAGGCCGACCTCGATCAGCTCGCGCGCGGCGTCGGTGTAGCGATCCTTCATTGACCGGTACCCGATCGACAGGCCGCCGAGGGCGCCGGCCTTCGCCAGGGTCAACGCCTCGGCTCCCGTCGCTGTCGTGGTGACGATGCGCCCGCCGAGCTTCAGCCCCTTCGCGGTGTCCTCGAACTGATCCCACACGCCGATCGGCATCCGCTGATCGTGGTAGAGCAGCATCGGCAGGCTCTTCCGTCCCTTGAGGGTCTTCGTGAAGGCGCCGGGGAGGATGATGTCCCCACCAAAGTCGACGTTGTTGTAGGCCGCGGCGAGACCTTCGATCACGCCGTCGTCCCCGACGTCTTTCACATCGAGAGGGAAGTCGAGATGCTTCATGCGTCGCCTCCGGGGCGGGGCAGCGGCAGGGGCTTTCCCGCTCCCGGCAGCTGCGTGATGGGGATGTTCTGCGACTGCATGCGGGGCACGTTGCCCGCCTCAACGGGCGCCAGGTTCTCCAGCGCGCGGACTTCGTTGATCGTCATCCAGCCGTTGGTGAGCGCCGATTGATAGAAGCTCGACCGGGCCGAGCTGTCGCCTCGGAGCAGGCCTTCAAGGTTGAACTCGATGCGCACGCCAGCGGCGCGATCTGCGGGGGTGAGCAGCTGCTTCTCCAGCGCCTGCTCGATCCTCTTCAAACGACGGCGCAGGGTGTATTTGACGAAGCCCTGCGTCACCTCCTGCACGCCGGTGCCCCAGCTCGACGTCTTCTCGCCATGTCCGACCATGATGGGCGGCACACCGAAGTAGCGGCAGATGTCCTCGATCGAGAAGCCGCGCGATTCGAGCAGCTGGGCATCGTCGAGGTTCATCGTCAGGGGCGTCCACTCGACCCCACCTTCCAGGACCAGCGGCTTGCCCGCATCCATGGCGCCCCGGAACGCCGATTCTAGCCGCTCTTTCGCAAAGTCCCTCTGCTCGGGCTTCAACCACTCCTTGAACTTCATCACGCCCGAGGGGCGGATGCCGTTGGCGAACGTCGTACCCGCCACCTTCTCCACGGCCTGCGCCAGGCCGAAAGTGTGGCGCCCGTAGGCGAGGGTAGACATGCCGCCCTCCGGCGCTCCGCCGAAGCCGCGGATGTGAAGCACCTCGTCCTGCCGGCGGGTCTGATCGCCCCACCGATAGATCAGCGACCCATTGGCGTCCCGGCGCACGGTGACGACGTCCCACGCCACCGGCGTCATCGCAATTACCCGCCCGCCGGCCCCGCGCTCCAAGTCGGCGACTGCATTGCCCTTCAACTCTAGCGAAGCAGCGGCACCTTCCCAGAAGTCCAGCGATGTCTGGTCGGCGTTGGGGCTGTCGTGCAGCACGCGAAAGAGCGGATGGTCCCGTGCGACGACGCGATCGCCGGTGTCGTTAGTGCGGTACACCATCAGCGGCAGCGAGCCGATCGTGCCAGCGATCAGGTTCACGCAGGCCCAGCCGGCCGAGAGGCCTAGCACGCTGCCTTCGTTGACGACTTCGCCCGAGTTCGCCCGCCCGCCATCCGGCAGCCAGCCGTCCGGGTTGGTCAGTGACAGCGCGCGGCGCAGGTACCCGACCGCCTTGTGCCAGAGGTTCATCCGAGGCTCGAAAGCCAGTCGTCGACACCGGTGGAGCTACTGGGCATAGACATGGCCACTCCCACCGCCATCGCGAGCGCCACTGCGGCGTCGATCTTGTTCACCGCCCGCTCTTTCGCGAGCCAGTAGTTTCCCCAGCGATCCTCGTCGGTCACCGCCGACATCATCGCGGAGATCAGCACCGGATTGCGGCGCAACCGGATGCGGCGCTGGAACAGCAGCTCTTCAAGCAGCTTCACCGACGCGGGCATCCAGAGGCCTTCGGGATCGACGTCGCGCGCGCGCGCCGCTTCGATCATCGCCTCGGTGGGCTTGCCCTTCTTCGTGCCGCCCTGCGGGTGCTCGACCTCTTCGATGCTGACGCCGAGAGCGTGTAGCTCGGGCTGGAACCCCTTTTTGTAGGCGTACCGGTCGTAGCCGAGCGCGCCGACATCGAAGTCGCGGTCGTATTCGGCGACCGCCTGGGCGACGTGCCGATAACTGATCATCTCGCCCTTGGGAGCGTGCAGGTGACCCTGCCGCACCCAGACGTCGTATGGCGCCTTGTCGCGCAAGGCGCGCGCCGCGAGCGTGTCGCCCGGCGTCCACGCCTCGACCCATGCGTCGAACGTCGGCTTGCCGTCGTGCTCGCCGCCGACCACCTTGCCGGTTTCGACCACCGCGGCGAGCGCCGTGATGTCACGAGACTGCGAGAGGTCGAGCCCGAGCGCGACACGCTTGCCGTGATGCTCGGCAGGATCGAAGTCGGCGATCGCCGGCTCTAGCGTTGCTCGCGCCATCCAGGCGGTCTCCGCATCAGTCCACTGGCAGAAGTGCAGGCGGAGGATGCCGTTCAGCTTGCCGGGCAAAGCCTTCGCCTGAGCGACGACATCGGCGAGGTAGCTCTCCGTCAGGATCGTGCCGAGCAGAGGGTTGGCCTTTGCCCAGCACGATGGATCGTTCAGCGGGTCGTCGCCGGGATCCAGCGAGCAGACGAAGCTGAACGTGTTGTCGTCGATCGGCTCGCCGACGTAGGCGAAGTCCTCGCCCGGCGTCAGCGTGCCCGCGGCGACCCGCACGGCGTGTTCGTGCTCCTCCCAGCAGATCGAATTGCGATCGCTGCCGCTGTTCGTGATCATGAGCAGCAGCGGCTGCCGG